CCCGGTTCAATGAGTCACGCGCGCGGGACCGTCGACTTCGGTGTGTCATTCGTCAGCTTTTCTGGCTCTTGCACGCTCACGGTCCGCATCAAGTCGCGCACCGCAGCAAGGTGCAACGCCGTCGTGTCGGTGATGCGGACATCGCTCTGGATTTTGTTCCCCCAGCGTTTCGGGTCCATCCGTTCGGCCAGCCATTGCCTCGCACCCATCGCAACCTTCGCGGCGTTCGGGTCGATCTGTTCCTGCTCCACCTGGTCAGCCAGCGCCTCGATGCGTTCAGCGTTCGCCAGGGCACGCGCAGTCCGCACCAGCTCGAACTTCTCATGCCGCGTGGGATCGGACTGAATCGTCTCCCATAGCAACTGGTATGGGATCTCGCTGCCCTTCACGAACGAAGACAGGCTGTTGCCCTCGGCAAGATGAATCCAGAGCTGGTCCCAGAAGGCCGGCGATTCCATGACCGTCAGCGCCTTCTCCCGCCTCGCCCGCTTGATTGGTGTCCCTGCCATCAGTCCCTCGTATGCACGAACGTGCTCACATCCTCAAGGTCCATGTCGTACCCATCAACCGCCACCACATCGAAGTTGCTGTACCGTCGCCGCGTCTGCTCTGGCCTCATCTGCCGCGTCGCTCGAGGAGCCGGACGGTTGCGTATCTCTTCAGCGTAGACCCTGCGCCAGAGCTTCTCTGAGGTCGTGAATCTATGGCCGCAGGTCAGGCACTCCCGCCGACGCCTCGCCTCGGTCGGGAACTGGTAGACCTTCACGACCTCGCTAGGCTTGGAGCACTTCGGGCATTTCATCTTTCGGGCAGCTGCGGCTTGACCAGGTTGAGCCAGTCGTCGAGGCGTTGGATGACCAGGAACTCGCGTTTATCGCCCCGGCACACAACCGCCGGGATCTCGTAGGGCGCACACGCAGCGGTAGCCTGGTCGACCCACTCGTAGACCGCGATGGACTTCCTGCGCTTGACCTCGAGCACCCACCGAGCAAGCCGGATATCAGCGCCGCCGTCTCTGGCCTGCCCCAGTATTCGATTGGTCTGCCACCCGGTCGATTCGGTGATGATCTTGCACACCTCTCGCTCGGTCTCGGCGCCCCGTTGTCGTTGTCGTAGTCCCATTTCAACCGCTCGCGGTCATGTAATGCGCTGGATGATACTCCGACCTTTTCCTTGCACGCCAATAATCTGGCCGCCTCGCCTCATCGACCGCATCCATCACGATGGCCGTGACCGCGTTCTGCTCGATGACTGCTCGGGCGGCGATCGCCAGCTCGTCAAGGGTATGCCCAGACTTCCTCGCCGCGAGCCGATGGTGCCGGTGAGGCAGCCCGCCCGTGTTCTCGGTCAGGCATATCGGGCAGAGCTTAACGGCCCTTTTCATTCGCCACCTTCCAGAGCAGGTTGATGCTGGGCGGCTTCTCGCCCCTCGCGTTCTCGGCGAGCTCTGCCGCCTCGGCGAAGGTTGAGGTCATCCCGAGCCACCTTGGAATCACCCGCCCGTCAACTCCCATCCGCCAGACGACATACTCAACCTTGTCGCCCACCCGCTGCCCCCGGATACAGAACCGGCCGTCTGTTGACACCTTGTCCCAGAAGTCGTCGTCGATCCACTCGAGCGGCCCCTTGTGGTCTAGGTCAATCTGCTGCTGGCTCATACCGGCCACCTCGGGTCAATGCCGACCTCGCCCTTGGCGTCCTGGTAATGGACGACCTTGGCGTTGAACATCGACTGCATGGCCTTGGCAACTTGGAACCCTTCCTGCCCCAGCCCCTCGACCATCCGCCTTGCTAGTGGCGTGTCTGCACTATGTTGCTCTAATGCAACACTACGCAACGGACTTGTCTTGTACCTCATGCTTCCTCCGTGTCTGAACCAATGTCCGGGTCTGTCCGGATGTCCGGGTGCTAAGCACACCCGGACATATCCGAACAATTTGACCGTCCGGAAATGTCCGGATTGGACAAATCCGGACAAATCCGAACATCACTCATTTGCGAGCCTCGAACCGCCCACCGTGCCCGTCATAAAGGGCGACATGGCCAGCTTTTCGACCGCCTCGTGGACAGAAGAGCGGGGTAGCCCGCACTCCTTGCCGATCTGGCGGAGCTCCTGCATGGTCCAGACAAGGGGCGTCTCAGACCGCTTCTGACGCTCCCGGAGGGCGAGTAGGAGGGTGCGCTGCGACTTGCCTTGGGGCGCCTGTGCGCTGATCGGGCGCTCCCCCTGCGCCACGCTCTGTCGCATGACGAGGCTGGTCAGCCGCTCGCCGTACCGGTCGGCCGCGCCCAGGTCGACGACCTCGGCCTCGTAGGCGAGGTTCGGCAGCTCGCCGGTGTCCTTGAACCGCTGCCTCGTGACCTCGACGTGGGTGTTCGGCTGGGCGGCGCGCTTGACGATGAACTCGCTGTCCGGGTTCGCCATGAGGGCGCTGGCGCCCCGCGGGCGGTCGGCGTCGCCGTGCCCGGAGTGCGCGACGATCAGCACGCTCGCGTCGTACCGCTCGCGGATGAAGCGCGACACGGCCGACAGGTACGCCGCCACCTCTTGGTTGCTGTTCTCATCCATGCCTGCGCTGAACTTGCTGAGCGTGTCGATGACCACGAGCGTGGGCCGAATCTGGGCCTTGTCCATGGCCTCGACCAGCATCGCCATCTCCTCCTCTCGGTTAAGGTTGAGGGGGCGCTCGAGGGCGAGCACGGGCAGCGTGCGCAGGTCTTGGCCGCCGCCGAAGGTCTGCATCCACGCCTTGACGCGCCTGCCGAGTCCGCCGCCCTCGCCGGAGAGCAGCGCCACCGGGTTGCCGGCGGTGGCGATCCGCATGGCCCAGTCGAGCGCGATAAATGACTTGAACGACGCGCGCGGCCCCGCTAGGACCGCCACGACCTTGGCCTCGATGACATGGTGCAGGAGCCACTCCGGCTCGCGGTTCTCCTCGACGATATCGGCGACATGGCGGAGCACGACCGAGAACCCCGTGGCGCTGGTAACGCCCGGCGATACTACCGCAGCATCCGGCTCACGCACTCGCTCCATGCCGCGCGCCTCGGGCACATCGCCGTAGTCTGGCCCCGGCTCATCGCGCTGTGGCGGGCCGATGCGCACCGCCTCCGAGACTGGCGCCCAGCCGCCGGCGCGGGCGGCGTTGAAGAGGGAGCCGAGCGTGACGCCACCGCCGCGGTCCAGGTGGAACGACTGCCACCGGTACTCGATGTCGGCGCGCCCGGCGTACGAGGCCGGCAGCACGCCGGTGATCCCGCCGGTGATCCCGCCGCAGGACCACGCATCCCACAGCTCAAGCCCGTCGTCTGCGCCGCCCGATGCGTGGTGCAGCGCCATGCCGACCATCAGCCAGGCGTCGTAACCCTCTGGGTCAATGTGCGCGATCGCCTCGGTGACGCGCGGCAGGTCGCGCTGGAAGTCCTGACTGGTACCAAGCCGAGGCGGCATCCTGGCCGCGACCTCGGCGGGCAGCTCAAGGTCCATCCGGCGCTCGTCGATGAGCCCCGCCGGGAGCGGCTGCGCTTCTTCCATCGGCCCGCTCTGGCCGTAGTGGAGCGGCCACCAGATGACATAGCCGCCCTCGGCGCGGATGTCGAGCCCCGCCCTTTTAACCTTGCCGAGCACGACGCTGGCGCCGCCCCTAATCTTGACACCAGCCGGCGCCTTGAAGAGGTAATGCCGCCCGCCGCTACCGCCGCCGGTCTGATGCACCCGCGTCTTGGTGAGGTCAGATTGGTGCTCGCTGATCCAGTCCTGCGCCGCGCTCGAGGCGCTGCGGTGGTCGTAGTCGATGACCACGAGCCCGGTGATGGAGCCGGTCGGCACCCCGACTAGCGCCTCTGGGCTCGCGGCCCACCAGCGCCTGATCTGGGCCTCGTCCTGGGTGGCGTCCTTGAACCCGTTGCGGGTGAGCGGGCTTTTGGCCTTTAGGACGCGCCCGTCCTGGTCGGTCTGGTCTGCCCTGCGGCACGGGAACACCGGCGCGCGCTTGGCGAGCTCAAGGACGCGCTCGACGGGCACGACGGCGGTGAGGTCTGGTTTCATGGGTAGATATCCGGCCGCAGGGCCTTCCTAGATACACCGGTCGCTGCCTCGACGGCAAGCGCGCGCAGCGGCGGCACGCGCCCGGCGAGCACCCATTGGTGCACGGCCTGCGGCTTGACCTTAAGTTTACGGGCCAGCGCGGTCTGTCCGCCCGCCTGGGCGACCGCGTGGAGTAGCGCCGCGTGTGGCGGCTGGACTTTGGGTTTAGGCATAGCGCCGGGAGGGTAGCAAGTGCGCCTTGAGGCGGCAAGGGCGGCGGCTGAAAAATATTTTCAAGAAAGGCTTGACACGCCGTTCGTCCTATCTGAAGATGCATTCCACGGGCGGCGATGTTGCCGACCGGAAGCGACAGAAGGAAACGAAAATGAACATCAGCGAATGGCTTGAGTATGCTGCGCAGTGTGCCTACGAGGCTCGCGAAGCCTATTACGCGGCGCAGAACATCTGCCCCAGTTGCGGCGGCATGGGCGACCACGGCGTCGAAGAAGACACGGGCTGCCTGTTCACTTGCTACAGCTGCGGCGGTACTGGCCGCTACCACGGCGAGGTGGCCGCATGAGCCGCCTCCTCATCATGGCCTGCTCGGCGACGAAGTCCTCGCAGGCGTTGCCCGTGCCGGCGGTGGACCGCTACACCGGGCCGGTCTGGCAGACCCTCAAGGCCGCAGACCCGGCCGGCGCGCTGGCGCATGTCACCGTGCTGTCTGCCGAACACGGCTGGATTGCTGGGTCCGCGCCCATCTGTAGGTACAACCGCAAGATGGACAACGTGCGCGGCCGTGAGCTCATCGCGCGCGGCGTGACCGCCGAGACGCTGGCAATGCTGGTCGAGGCCACGGGCTACGGCCGGCGGCCGTTCTCCGAGGTCTGCATCGTCGGCGGCCACTATTACCAGGCAGTCGCGCGCGAGCTGCTGCAGCTGACCATCAACCACAGCGGCAACGAGCTCTTCACCGCCGACGTCCGCGTCGTCGAGATCTGCGACCAGATCGGCTACATGCGCCAGCAGCTGCGCGCGTGGTTGGTTGGCACCCAGCCCCTGCAGGTGGCCGCATGACTCCCCTTGAGACCGCCTTCTGCGTCGCCTTTGTATTGGTCTGCGCAATCTGGCTCGGCATCCTCCTGCTCTTTATGTGGACCCGCCCCGCGCCGTGGTCGTGCCTACGCGAC